CTTGGTAATCGCATAGAAGGATCGCCCGCCAAGGAAGAGTTTGTAGATGAGCTTCACCACTTGCGCCTGTTCCTCGTTGATTTTGAAGTCCTTGTCATAGCCGAGAAATGCACTGTAGCCCACACTGGTCTTGCCCTCGGCGAACTGCTTCCGCTTGCCCCATGTGGTGTTCTCCGAGATGCTGCGACTTTCCTCCTGAGCGAGGCTGGACATAATCGTGATCAGGAGTTCTCCGCGCGTGTCGAACGTCCAGATGTTCTCTTTCTCAAAGTAAATCTCTACGCCGTTTTCCTTGAGTTTGCGGACGTTTTGGAGCGAATCCACTGTGTTTCTCGCAAAGCGGCTGACGGACTTGGTGATGATGAGGTCGATCTTGCCGGCAAGGGCATCCTCGATCATCTGGTTGAACCCGTCACGCTTCTTTGTGTTGGTTCCACTGATCCCTTCATCCGAATACATGCCGACGAAATCCCAGTCTGCACGGCTTTCGATGTAGTTCTTGTAATGAGCCATCTGCATTTCATAACTGGAAGCCTGTTCTTCATGATCGGTCGAAACTCTGGCATACCCTGCCGTCCTGCGCCGTCTTGGTTCTGCCGTAACTTCCGACCGAAACACTCTGGGAGTTGCAGGAATCATCCGCACTGTCTTTGCCATCGGTACGCGCCTCCTTCTTTGAGTTGAAATATGACTTCATCATCGGATATGACAATCCGCTTTACGTTCTGTACGATCTTGCCCTCGTAGCCATCGCCGAAGAAGGATTCTGCCGCTTCCTTTAGTTCGGATTCGGACAGCTGTTTCAATCCGCATTTTGTGCGCAGCTGACTGCAAGCCCACACCTTAGTTCCCCTCGTCCAAGTGTCACGCTCACACTTGCTGCCGCAGGAGGCGCAGTACACTTTGTTGGTGAAGGGATTGCTGCCGCGCTGCCCGTTGTAGATTCGGGCAGTCTTTTTTATGCGCCCGTTGACGAGATGGAAGTCGATTCGATCACCATGAATGACGATCTTTGACACCTTATGCCTAAGTTCTGCGGCATCGAAATCATCCTTCTCCATGACGGCTCTGACCCCAGCAACAAGCTCCTCCTCCTTGATCGGACGGCTATCACATGCTGTGCTGCCCTTCCGCTCTCTTGTGTTGCAGCCCCACCGTCTGTACTTCCCTGCAGTTCTTCTGCTGAATCCACTTCCGCAGCACCCGCATTTCACCATGCCGGAAAACGGAAGAAGAACAGGATTCCGATTCGCAGACCGTTCGGCTCTCCGTTGCCGTATCTCCTGTGCATTATCGAAATCATCCTTGCTCACGAGCGGCTCGAACATTCCTTCCACCATGTAGATAGGCAATTCTCCCTTATTTCGTTTACGGATATGCCCCTCGCTGATGTAGTTTTTCTGCAATGCCATTGTGCCCGTGTAGGAGCAATTTGAGAGGATGTCTTTGACCGTGGTCTGCTCGATTGGTCTCCCCTGCCGTCCCGTGACTCCGCGCCATGCGAGACTCTTTGCGATGGCGTAGGCAGATTCCCCGGCAAGGTATCTCCGGAAAATCTCCTTGACGATCCCGCCCTCTGCTTGGATAATGCGGAACATCTCACCGTCCCATCGATAGCCATAAGGCGCTTTATGCCCGTTCGGAATCCCCTCGGCGAATCGTCGCCGCACACCCCACCGAATGTTGTCACCGATGCTCCGGCTCTCTTCCTGCGCAAAGGATGCGAGCAGCGTCAAGAGCAGTTCCCCGTCCTCGGATGTGGAATCAATGTTCTCCCTCTCGAAACGAACGGCAATCCCCTTCTCTTTCAACTGTCGGACGGTATGAAGGCAATCCACGGTGTCACGGGCAAAACGGCTGATGCTTTTGACAAGCACCAAATCGATCTTCCCGGCGTTGCAGTCCGCGATCAGCCGCTTAAACTCCGTCCGATGTGCGGTACTTGTGCCTGTGATTCCTTCGTCTGCATACACTCCTGCGTATTCCCACGCAGGATTATTCTGGATGAGATTGCTGTAGTAACTGACCTGCGCTGCAAGGGAGTGGTGAAGCGTGTCCACAGAGACGCGGGCATAGGCAGCCACACGCAGCTTTTTCTGCAATGTCGGGTTTGGTTGGACTCTTCGTATCTTCAAGGCAATCCCTCCTTTCCACTCCCATATTCCCGTACTATCCGCACGATAGCAAGTCAATATCTGAAAATAGAAGCCCGATGACGGGACGATATTTCTCGCGCATTTTCGCTTCAAACGCAAGATACTCGTCCTCTGACAAAAGCCCGCTCTGCAACATTTTCCATGAAGCACGCATCACCATCTGATACGTCATTTCCCGAAGTCCTTCTTCCTTGCTCATTTCAACATCTCCCTTCATGGAACAGCAGACAAAAACGGCTCTTGCGGTCACCTTTTGGGGCATAAAAATAACCCGACGATCATTCGCCGGGCGTTGAAGTTGTTATGTATCCTACTGATTTTTAAGGCTGTGCATCATGTCCTGCAATTTCTGTGGAACGGGAAGCCCCATCCGCGCTGCGTTCTCGATGATCGAGATTCCTTCGTTCGAGATGTAGAAGAAGATCACGGCGGAACGCAGGACGCATCCGCTTCCAATAATGTGAACATCTAACACATTCGCCACGCCCACAAGGGTGAAGATGCAGACCTTCTTGCAGATCCCCTTGAAGCCGATGGCACTCGACAGTTTCTTCTCCACAATCGCACGGAGAACACCAGTAACATAGTCCGTCGCCACAAACGCGACAAGGGCATAGAGCAGATCGTCAAAGCTGCCGAGGAACTCCCCGACTACGATGCCAATGCCCGCCGCATACAGACGTATTGTTAAAATCTGATCCATATCAGACACCTCCTGCCTTTTTCCATTTATTGAGATTGCTCATCCTGCGCAGACGGTAGTTGTAGCATCCGCGCAGAAGCTCTGTAAGCTGACCGTCCTTCCATAAATATAAGGGCGATCCCGTGCTGACCAGATATTTCCCCTGTCCCAAGGGGCAGAGACTTGTACGGGCAGTCGGATTCGTTTCCAGTTCCATGAGCAGTTCATCCGTTGCACTGTAAATCTTTGAGATATATTTTTTCCCGGAGATAAGATAATCCAGATTTGCGGGAAAGCGCATATACATTCCGTCATGGATTGGATAGCGGATGCTGTAATCCGGTGCGCTCCATCTGCTTTCCGAAGTATGGGATTCCCCTGTAACAGAGTCTCTTGACGTTGTTTTGGTTTTCTCCATCCAAGATTCCATGTTCTGACCGTCGAAGAACACATAACGGTCGGTGCTGACATGGATTCCGTCTCCCCCACGCTCTGATGTTGCGTGCCATATCATCACTTTGAAGTTCCCAGCTTTATCCACCCTCCCGCCTTCTGTTTGACAGCTATAGAGGTCAGTGGGACCAGATACGGCGGGAGCACCAAACATCTGCACAAGATCGTATGCGGCGATGATCTCTCCGTTGCGTTTGACAGAGAGAATACTGTCACGCTGATCTGCCCCGATGAGCGGGAACACGAGAACATTTACAGCTTCGAGGGTATAGAGATTTCCCCGTTCATCCATTTCGGCATCGAGCATTCCATAGCCTGAGACATACGCGAAGTGGCGGCTGCTGTTGACCATCCATATATCCTCTTGGGAAAAGCCGAGCGGATGGATCTTTCCTTTTGCGTAGTACGAATGGAGCATCTGGTTTTTTTGATCCTTCCACTTTATCTGGAGGAGCGGTATGCCGGAAAGGACATTCGTCGGAATGTAGCTGCCACCGCCCTCGGATTCATGCCCGTAGACGCAGCGACCGTCCGTCCAGATCCACTCGCCCGGATAGACACTGCGATTTCCAATGCAGATGAGCCACACACCATCCGCAAGCACCCGATTCCCGCTCACAGCTTTTACTATCGCTCTGTGCATAAGCTCACGCTCCTACGATAACGGCGGTACCGCCCTTTGAAATCTGTACCCACACCAAACTGCCATCTGACGTATTGCAGTCCACTGCGGCACGGAAGGGGTAGGATCGCTCGCCGATATGAACACGTCCATTCTGAATCCTGCCGCGCTGTGCCTGTGACTCAACCACCTTCGAGTTCTTTATCCCCACCCGTATTGCTGCCGCAAGTCCAAGAATGCCATTCATCCGTACCACCTCACCATCTTGATCGTCTGCCGCAAAAGGCGCGGCGTGAGTTCCACCGTGTTCGACTGCAAGAAATACTCATGCCCCTCGAAGCGGATGCGCTCGGTGAAATCGACGATATGGTCAATGTCGGGAACGCCGCTACGAATCCGTGCGCGAATCTCCACCGTGATTGTCTCCT